ATAAGTTGCCCCAAAATTGGGGCAATTTGGGGCAAAATGACCGAACATTTTATTTAACATTTTTTCTATGATCGCGGAAAAAATGACCTCAAGAAAACAAAATCCAAAATAGAAGTAAGATTCTGTAGGATTTGGAACGAAAACGTTATTCTGTGTCTTATGGTAGTTTGGTGGTTTTAAATGGAATGAAACATTTTGTGAAAATCGTTATGTTGAGGATTTTTAAGGATTTGAAAAGAACCCGCATGTCTAGCGTACAAAGTATGCCATATTAATAGCAAGATGGGATCTTGCCTACGATTTGGTTGGATAAGCACTATATTCGTCTTTATAAAACGAATATAAACGGTAATGTATTTCACAATATTCTGATGATCCTGGTTGTTTCGAGATCATTTGCTGACACCGACCGGGATCACTCAAATGAAATCCTACCCAATGACATATGTGTTCCGCACAGTAGATCTGCGAATGTGTTGCATCATGGGAAACTATGTTTTCGCATCGCGGATAATGGCACACAATTGAATGGTCATTACACCATGGTGATTTCTGGTTACGAATTCTTTTCTTACATTGGGGGATTTGACATGTGTGATCTCTGCAGTATCTCATGCGTTCCATGGTGGATAAATAAGTGCAAAATCCTGTGAATAACCCATGTCTTTCCTGATCAGTCATTTGTTCTTCGTCTACGATATTAATGCATCGATGACAATTGCCATTGCCATCAATGAAATCACAGATCGGTAATTGATGGAAATGCGTTTGACACATATGATAATGAGTCTCATATTGTTCATTTTTACATCCACCAACCCAGCAACGATGGTCTGAACAATAGCGACACCCTGTGTGATAATATGGGTATTCGACTCTTTGTGTGCAACGTCCATGCAAATCATCGGTGTGCTGACACCGGCATACATCAGCATGCTCTAAACAATAACCTCTCGTATAACAATTGACAATTCGATCGCACTGATTGCAAACGGAATACTTATAGGTACATCGATGTTCCGGACAAAAATCGTAGAGATCTGTGACCATGGTAGGACATTGCATCCGTGTAGTGTTACGAAATTGACATTGATGAGGTGGTCGAATGCCTTCTCCATTGCCACCAGGAGGATGAGTTTCTCTCTCTTTATCTGTTGGAACCACACAAATTCCATCAACAAGAAAATCACAATCGCTCATCATTTTGAGATTTTATTAATCATCGAAATTCAACGGTTTGATTCCGGATCAATTTTTGTTCGTTCAATGGAATCAACGAAATCAATTGGCATAGTTAGACATTAGGTAACAACGATAAAACGAGTTGAGTTCGTCTTAATTCCTCACCGGACACTTTAGGTAGGACATTTCGAGTCACACGCGATTTAAGAGTGTTTGCCAGACTCACAAGAGCTTTTTCGTAAGATTGTAAATCGTTTTTAGAAATCCGTTTATTTGATAATACTTCTAACATGGTCGTAGGATCTCCGTGTGTATGTGTGCGATCTTCTTCGTAATCAATTCCAAAATTATTTATAAAGTTCCAACTACCTGCATCTCCAGCATTAATAATATATCTAACAATAAAATGATACAAAAATTTTTCCCAATTTATTTGACCAGTTTTAATCAATTCGTCACCCTGATAAACACCCATACTGTAACGATTGACGATGCGTCCCACAATTGTGTCTTTCACCTTATCTACTTCAGTCATAGGAGGCCATTTTACACCAATATTTGGTGATTTTAAATAAAGTTGGTTGCCGGGACCATACACAATTTCCTGTGGTATTACCGCATCATCACCATATGAACGGAATTTCTGATATCTCTCTACAGTACTGGCAGGTATTCTTTCTCGTTTCCCTAGATAAGGTCCTTTATAAACCCATTGATGGGTCAAGTATGTCATGGGTTTCCAACTTGCAGTCACTTTTTGACCATAAATGGGTCCGTCTTCATCGGCATTAAGATCATCAGAAGTTATACGATCTGACGGCAATTGGGGAGCGTCAAATTCCTTTTCAGATAGATGCGATTCTATCAAATATTGGGGATTCCAACTGGTCATGTGCGTTTCATCAAGAGGTAAAATTTGTAACGGTTTACGATCAGGGTCAGCGTCGATTACTTTCTTTTCCAAGTATATCTCTCTCAAAAATTGAGAAATAAAAAGTTTTATCTTCATTTAAAACTAAACTACCCTCTTTGGCAAAATCTAATGCTGTTTTCCCGTGAGCGCGACCACTCATAGTATGTTTATCCACGACAATATTTTCTGGAAGCCATCCTGCTTCTCCACTCCTCGTGCTGTGGAGCCACATGGCCTCCCTTTATACATTTTGTATTTTGGCATTTAATTTATGTCATAAATTAAATGTCGCCATAATATTCAATTTTTACATAAATAAACTGTTGACCGGTCCTAGGACACGGCGGTCATATACTCTTTGAATGATCAAAAACAAGTAATGATCCAGTCCGTGAAAATCGTAGTAGTGACCATCGGGTTTTTTGATTTCAATGTGTAATTTACTAAATTTAATTGGGGGATTGAAAAACCGTGTAAACCGGCGACGTGGTGTGTATTGTCGATTCGGGATTCCATTGGGACGGGCTACTGTTTGTGACAGATCAAGAACCGCAAAGGCGTTGGTATTTCCAATTGCATTAACGTGAGAATAGATTTCTTTACAATCATCATGGTTGTCAGTGGTGATGTGAATGGCTACATATTCGTCAGGATACAAATTGTAGACCTGTTGACTGGTATATGTGTGATGTCCAGATAGATTGACTGGTAAAAATCCTAAAATAACTCCGATGGAGTTGGGACGATAAGTTTGTCGTGACCGACCACCATTAACTTTTCTTATGACTTTTTGTCGTGTGATGGGATCCTGTGTCATGGTTTCGATCACCCCGCCATCTTCAAGAATCTCAGAACCGGCTGACCATAATAGGTCAAATTCCTGGTTTTCATTCAGACTGTGAATGATCACCTTATCAGTCAGGGGATCATGATAGCACGTGTATGTGTAGTGATGTGAAGATTCTTGTGTCATGAGGGTACCAATCTGTGTACATAGTTGATCAATTGTATAAATTCCAACTGGAACAGTAATGATATGCTCATGTGAGTTTTCGCGGAAAGTCAGAAGTTGGTTATCTTGATTAATGACATAATTGGAACTCAAAACAAACCCATCAACCAATTCAATTGATTGGACGTAATCAAATTGTTGCCCCAAATAGTAGGTGTAATTACTTTGAGTTTCTGTGTCCCAATTTCGAAAACGACTATCGACAATGATCACATCTTCCTTAACCGTATTGGCAGTATTGTCAAAAACGGTGGTTTTCGACAGAGGAAAATTATAATTTTTGAAGTCTGTGGGAATCACATGTTGAGAGAACGCTGTTTCATATTGAGCCATCAATGGAATGGGTTGCCCGTTACTTTGTTGCATCTCTATAGTTAAGTAGTCAGAGATTTATTTATGTTCGTCTGTCGTCTGTTGAGCACCGGATGGATATCAAAACCATCCGGTTTAAGTTGAAAAAAATTGCTGGGTTTTTCAACCCAGCATGTGAGTAGATTTACTCACATAATGACCACAAACACTCAGACGATTGAAGTAGATTCGGTTTTGCAATTGATCAATCAGTTCGTCAAATTGATAATAAGAATAATGACTTATGGACATTGGATTTGTTGCACCCACATGCATACACTGGAACATATCCGAGATTGAATGATCCCAATCGTAGATTTTGCATGGTTTTGATTTAGGTAGCTCGGCTGTTGGATACCAACCAGGGGAACACGAAGTCTATTTCACATCACTCGGTCGTTTTGCGTATGAAACTAACTGTAATATTATCGATACTTCCCGTCGTAGTACATCATACGAATACCGTTTAATCAAATATCTCACAAGAGGTTTCAGCATCATTGCTCCCAAATTGGATCTGAAACAACTAAAATCAGACAATCAAGAGATCTCTCTACCAATTATGCGATTTAGATACAACTCAATTAATGAGTCGAACATTGTGGTTTCGATGTATCATGTAACTTCCTCTTCCGCTGAGGAAAGTGATTACGCATTGGTAGATTATCCTGACCCCGAAGGATGGCAATTGAGATCCTCTCTCAAACACTTGGTGGATGATTTGCGTAATCAGCGACGGACGACTAGTTTCTTAACATATTCTTGTCAGAAACCATACAAGCTAGATGGATGTAAACCATTCCTCAGTGTAAAACAAGTTGAAGCGTTTTATAAGAAAAATCGCAATATATGCTCCACAACCAAAATTGGCGATCTAATGAATTACTATATTAATCCAGTCAAATTATTGGAATTAATGACATTTGGGGAAAATAAAACCGATCTATTAGATGCAGAAATCAAGAATCAGTATGATCAAATCATTGAGAGAGTCAAACAAGTAATGGATTCTACTTATCCAGTTGAATGGATAACAACAAATCCAGGAACACAATTATCATCATCATTTAATCCCATTATGGAAGACGAATCACAGTGGTACGGAAATTATTATTCGAAACAATAACCGACTATTTCAAATTTACAAAATATATGATATTGACTCACACTTTGTCACGGTTTATTTTCGACGCTAAATCGTAATTACCTTTGAACCATCATGGCAAAAAGAAAAATTTCCCAACCATGGTTACGTTTTTGCTTTTATTTTCCTTCCATTTACTTCCTCCTTTTAACCCAAAGGAGACTCGTTTTCCTTTGTTAAGCATTAAAGGGACACAGTACGGTTACTCCCAAAGTGGACACCCTCTAACTCAACACTGAGAATCCCAGATTTGCAGATTTCTCATTTTTCATGACTTTTTTTGAAAATTTCCAAAAAAAGTTTTACAAAAATTTGGATTTTTCAAAAAAAGTCATGAAAAATGAGAAATCTGCAAATCTGGGATTCTCACTTTGAAACTAGAGGGGGTCTACTTTGAGGTAAACCGTTTTCTGTT